GTGGCCCTTAGTGATACCAAACTCCGTAGCATCAATGCTAAGCCATACAGCGGCGCAGCTGAGGTCACAGATGGTGACGGGCTGAGTGTACGCATAACGCCCACAGGCACGATCACATTCCAGTTTCGTTATCGCTGGAACGGTAAGCCCGTTCGCCTCTCCATTGGCCGCTATCCCGCTATGTCTCTCAAGGAGGCGCGCGTTGTCGTCGGTGAGATGCGCGAATTGTACCTCAAGGGACTAAACCCGAAAAATTATTTTGCCAAAGAAGATGGCGAGCTGACTCTCAAAGAATGCCTGGATCAGTGGTGGAGCAAGTATGTTGAAACGCTGAAGCCAAACACTCAGACGCTGTACAAGTCAGTTGTGTACAACACGATGTACACAGAATTCCCGGACGCTCCAGTAGTTAACATTCCTGTTTCTGCATGGGTGCGTTTCTTTGATAAGCAGGAAAAGAAGAACAGCAAAAAGGCCAGGGTGCTTCTTTTACAACTACGTTCTGTAATGAACTGGTGTATCAGCCGCCAGTTGATCCCATCGTGCGAGGTCCTGAAGCTTAGCGTTAAGACCATTGGAAAAAAACCTGATGTGGGTAGCCGTGTTCTCACGTATACCGAGTTGGCTAAAATCTGGCTGGCGCTGGAGAACAACAAGATCGTTACCTCTAACAAGGTGCTTCATCAGCTGCTTTTGCTTTGGGGAGCCAGGCTATCAGAGCTGCGCCTTGCTACTGCCAGTGAGTTCAATATGGATGATCTTATCTGGACGACTCCAGCAGAACATTCAAAGATGGGTAACGTTATCCGTCGCCCGGTGTTTGACCAGGTGAAACCTTTTGTTGAAAGGCTCCTCAATGCTGGAAATGATGTTCTGTTTCCCGGCCAGGAACTGGACAAGCCTATAGATCGCTCGTCAGCAAATCTCTATATGAAAAAATTAAGGGATAAAATTGATATACCAGAGTGGCGAACACATGACTTCAGGCGTTCGCTGGTGACGAATTTATCAGGGGAAGGGGTTATGCCTCACGTCACAGAAAAGATGCTGGGGCATGAGTTAGGGGGAGTGATGGCGGTGTATAACAAACACGATTGGCTGGTGGAACAGAAAGAAGCTTATGAGCTTTATGCAGATAAAATTTTTTGGCATGTAAAAAAACAAAGTTAAGTTAATGTTAATCACATATCAAAGGTCTCTATATGCAAACTCCTAAAAAATTATTTAAATATAAAAGTTTTAACGATGATTGTATGGAGTTGATAATTGATGATTATTTGTATTTTGCAAACCCAATCCAATTTAATGATCCGTTAGATTGTAAAGTCACAATATTCGATGATGTGAATGATGAGGAGAAGTTACGAAATATTCTTTCAACGCTTCTTCAGCAAAACTCTGAAAAGAAATTAAAGGTGGCCGCAAAAAACCTACGTTACAACGGTCCAAAAACCACTGACAAAATTTCTCTTTTAAGCATGAGTGAAACAGATAAAATAATTTCAGGTATCTATTCTGAATTTTCATTTGGACTATACGACTATAAGGCTCCGACGATCAAACAAGTATTAGCTAATACGATTGGGAATATTATATTGTCAGGGTATAATAGAGGGGTGCTTTCTTTGTCAAAAAAAGATAAGTGTCCGCTAATGTGGGCTCACTATGCTGATAACCATAAAGGCCTTTGTTTAGGTTATTCTATACCTGAAAGTGTTGCTAATAAAATAAGACCAATAAGCTATACAAGTGAATCTAGAGAGATAAAGATTAGTCAGATACATAGGATGTTAGCGGGGGATCAAAAGGCAAAGACAGAAATAGAGCATGATATATTTTTGAGAAAGGCAAAACAATGGAAATATGAAGAAGAGTGGCGAATGTTATCAGATGTTGGTTTGCAAAATTCATCTATATATCTGTCCGAAATAACTTTTGGGCTTCGTTGTAAATATACAACTATTTTCAGTATTATGATGTCTCTCTCTAAAAGAGAGACCCCGATTGATTTTTATAGAATTATCGAAGTCCCGCATAAATTCACTCTCAAAAAAGAAAAAATATCATTTGATCATGAAGAATTGCAAGGCTTGCCGAGATGCATGGAAAGCCTTGTTCAAATGTTGAATGATGATGATTAACTAAATTACTAATTATCATATTTGTCGATTAATCCCTCCCTCCTCTATCCAGCGTGTTACTGCCTTGCGGCTATAACGCGTAGGATAAGTGAGGACGGGGGGAGGGAACCCGTGATCTTTACGTAACCGCCATACTGCTGTTTTTTTCTTTCCCAGCAATTCGAATACTTCTTTTTCTTCCATAAAGTCTGTAGAAGTCATAAGCACCTCATTCAAAATTACCGTTAAAAATACACGTTCCACACCCACCGCGAGCCCCTTCAGTACAAACATCACAGCGGTCTACTTTTTTACGAGGTCGTTCTTTGATGTGCAGCCTAGGTTCCCCATCTTTTGGCTCCGGCCATGAACGCTGCTTGTTTATCGCCAGCTTTTCGATCATCGCTTGGGTAATCTGCTCATCTGTAATACCGGCACGGCGCTGGGCGTCCCACAGCAGGAACTGCATATCAGCCCACTCCGACAGGTCGCAAGGCTCGGCAGCGGCTTCCAGTGCTTCTTTGCTGAGGTGCTTCAGCGGGCCAACCGGACCGACATTGCCGAAGGTAGCCTGTGACCACTCGGCGTGCTCTCGGCGTACTTGGTCACGTTCCGGCGCTGGAGGCGCGTGGCGATAGAGCGGGATTGTGTAACCTTCGACAGCATTACGCGCCCGGTCAGCGGGCCACGCACGAAGATAAAGCCCTGTCGCATGCATGTTCGATATTTCGTGCTTCTCGGTGAACGCCACCGGCTCGCTGTCGGCCTTGCGGCGTTCCTGCAGCTCCACCAAGGAGAGGCGCACCACCTGTTTACCTGCCGCGTTAATCCCTGCAGGGTGCTCCAGTGCGTCGATCACGCCCTGCAGGTCTTTGTCTTGCAGTGGCTTGCGCCGCTCCTGCAGATCGTCTATCTCATCCAGCAGATCAGCAATAATATCCATTTCCCGATAGCCGATTTCGCGCTTAAACGCCGCCGAAGACTCATCACAATCCTGTTCAGCGTTTGGACTATCGAGATTTTCTTGATACCACGACAGTGACGATTGATAGTCTTGTGCTGCCTTGCGCAGGCGGGCACGCTTTTCTGTTAGCTGAGAATTACTCATTTCGATAACTCCTTTTGCAGTGCCGAAGCTGCGTAGTTAAATGCAGTAGCTGCCGCTACTTCGCCGCGTTTCTGTTTCTCTTCAGCAAGCTGGCGCAAAATGGCTGGTGCTGAGTTATTGGCACGCTGCGCATTCTCCAGCGCGTCTATGAGCTGATCCGTGTAATGCTCAACTTCAACAGCCATTTGCCGCAATTCATCGTTAGGTGCGTAGGCAATGAGCCTGGATAAACGGTGAATATTTGCGTTTTTTTGTACGCTAGTCAGTTCGGTGATATCAGTCATGGCTGGCCTCCTCGAATAACACATCACCCTCAATACCGCCGACCTGATAAACGATCGAGCCATCTTCCCGATATTCTATTGGTGCAGCGCTCCAGCCTTCGCCATTGGGATCGTCATCGTCGCCAACTTGAACAAACCCGCCAGCAACTACACGGGCCGGATACTTTTCACCTTCAGTCCAGTATCCTTCGGTATCTTTTAAGCATTTGACATTCATGCAGCCACCCATTCATTGACCAGCCATATTCCCAGCGCAGAAAGCGATGCTGCTCCAACCAGAACTATTGCATCCAAGATGAATGTCTTTCGCAGAATGGGATCACTGTAAATTTTGAAAATCATTTACTAACACCTCCCATTGTTGAATCAGATTTAATCGTGCGGCACCCATGCTATCGGCGTGATAGGTCACCTTTACAGAATGATGTTTGTGCGGACATTGCAAAGCCCCATAACGCATATAGGGGCTATGACCATGCCAGGAGAATTGAGCTAAAGCCCCACAGGTAGGGCATTTGAGGATAGTTTCTGTCATGCGGCATCACTTTCTTCAGATGATGAGGCCTGTTCATTGTTTTGCTCGTCTTCCCCAGGTGCCGATGTTTCGTAGCGGAATTCCTGAAGAATCGACAGCACTTCGGCCTGCATTGCTGGTGGTACTTCAATAATCAGTCCGCCGCTGGTGGTCTCTTTGCATGATGAGATGATCTCCAGAAACTTCCGCGCCTTTCCTGCGTTGAATTGTGGCTTGGCGATGCTCTTTGTGACTTTCGTTTTCCCGGCTGCTTCTGCTTTTTTCATCAGCCTGGCGGCTTCCCGGTCTGCATAAACGCCATGTTCACGAGAAATACCAATCGCAATGGCATAGTTCATAGAGCCATCGCGAACCAGCTTTTTGATATACGGGGTGCATTCATGAAGCTGGAGATGCTGAAGGATATCGGACTCTGAACGCTTAACTTTTACGGCAATCTCTGACGGACTCCATCCCTGATTCTGTAGGCGGTGATACGCCGCACCACGTTCAAGGGGAGTAAGTGCCAGCCCTTGCGAGCTAGTCACCATAAACGCGATCTTATCGGCCTCAGTACCAACAAAATCTTTGCACTCAAGGCGCACGATATCGTGTCCCATTGCGATTGCGGCGAGCGCACCGTGATAGCGGTGGTGGCCGTCGATCACCTTCACACCACGCTCAGTAACTTCTACGGCCAGCGGCGGAATATATTCACCGGCAATAAACGCATCGCGGAACTCATCGACATGCGCCTGATTTAGTTCGCGAACGTTGTAACCTTCTTCCGCATAAATTGAGGCGATCGGGACGTTATAGGTTTTACGGGTAGTTAACCCAGATTCTTTATCGTTATAGAGCTGGCCTAAGCTGGGCATATGGTCACCTTTTTGAATTAGGGAGTGCTTCGCTATGCGCCCCACCTGGAGGCGCATAAAACAACACACGGGATGGATGGATTAGATGGAGCCTTCGTAGATAGGCAGTTCATCGCCGAGCTGGTTTTCCATATCGGCTACGATCTCCGAGAAGGCGTGCTCAATGATTTTTTTCGGCTCGATCAGCTCATACCAGAGGACCAGCTGACCGTCGCGCAGGCGGTAGCGAATGCGCGCATCGATCTGGTACGGTGCGCCATTATGGAAAGGCGCTATTGCCAGGCTGATTTTTTCCGGGATTTGGGTATTACCAGAGCCGGACTTATCATCGCTGTACTGGAACTGACAGGTTCCATCCTGCAGGCGCTTAACCGACTTGAACTCAACCTTCCTGGTCTCCTGAAAGGCGAGTACCATTTCCAGTAGATCGGTACCAGACGGGCCTTTATAGTTATCGCTAATCGGCGCGACATTCTTGATGTTGTTTTCCAGAAACTCAGCAAAGTCGATCTGGTTCATCTTGCGGCCGTCAAACCCTATCCATGCTTTCCAGTCATCAGAGAATGGGCAGTCATACACTGCTTTGTGCATACCCCAGTGAGGGTTATCGGCGTCCTGGTGGAAGTCCAGCACCGCGACGATCTTCGTTTGGGTTTTATCAGCGAAAACAACAGAACGCGCATCACGGAATCGCTGGATATATGCGATTAGCGAACCGGGGGAAATCAGGTTTGTAGTCTGGCGAATACGAGACGGGGCAATCTGGAGGCTTTCGAGCGATTTGATATCGAAGCCATCCGGGACGACGACGGACGGGATATCGGTATCAGTTTTCAGCGTTGCAGCAACCAGATCGCGGATGTCGTGCACGGCAGAGCCTTCAATTTGAGACATTGAATAATTCCTTTAGATAGAGGTGTTGGGAAGAAAGGGGATTACTGGGCCAGCTTAATCGGTGCAGCTTGTGGCGCTTGTTCGATAACTTTCAAATCCATCTGAACTTGCGCCGGGTCATCACGCAGCAGATCGCCATCAGCGGTAGAGAACATAATGGTATCGGCGCGGTCCAGTTCCGGGATAGTGCGGGTTACTTTTGGCGTGATCTTCATGGTGTTTTCGTCACGGGTGTTCAGCATTGAACAGTTAAGGGTAAGGGTCACAGCTCCCTTTTTACCCGTTTCACGTACAGCCTTGATGACTTCGGCCAGCGCTTCAGTCAGCTCGGCATCGAGAGTGCCTTTGTTGATGTACGCCAGCTGCTGGCTAAACGGCGTGGTATTTTTGGTTTCGGACATAATTATCTCCAGTTATCAGCAAGGATCGCCTTTCTGGGTAAGAAGCCTGTACAACCAGCTCTGCCGCCAGAAGCGAACGAATGATTTAGGGTTGCGAACAGCTTGCACACCGCGAGGGACGCGCATCAGGTCGCCGTAGGGGAAATTAACGTTACGGAAGGTCATATAAATCACCGATTAATTAGGTATCCGGCAGGAGTTGAACCTGCGCTGGGTTGGGCAGCCCAGCCAACACCGGGAGCGGACACATTGAATAAAAAGGGCGGTTTTCCATCAGAACATTATCCTCTTCCTCCTGTTTGATTGGTGGAAGACTGGATAACCGCCAAGACTACACACAGCAATTACATGGATAATTCATAGTGGGAGGGAGGTACTATTTCGTGCGGCGCTCAAACAGTCTTTGCGCACTTTCCAGCGTCATTCCTTTTTCGACATAACGCCAGGTTTTACGAATACCGCCTTTTGTAAGGCGACAATAGTTTTCGCATAATTTCCAAACTTCGAATTTATCCCCATTGGATCGCAGGCAATATGTAATACCTCTGCTGTTAGTTTTTACGCTTAATGCTTTGATAGTCACAAGATGAGCCTCTATGAAGTGGACTAGTAAAAGGCCCGAAGCCTTTGATTAATTCACTAACCCGCATTGCCGACATCCTGTCCCGCCACGGTTCCGACGCATGGTTTTAAGTCGCGCCGTTCGACTACATTCAGCTAATGCACCGTCCGTAATGTTTACGTATGGTGTTTTTCCGCTGGTGTAATTTTAGAATACTAGGGGTATTCTTTATTGTAAATACTCTGGGTATTTATTTTGGGCGGATTTATGATATGGATATGAATTCTAAAGGTATTTTTTTTGTGAAGGGGGAGAGGAGATTGTATAGAGAAAACCCGGTGAAGTACCGGGTTTGAAGCTTAAACCAAGCGCATCATGGTTTGCACAGCCACACCAATGATTTTGCAGTTACCGTTGATTTCTTTCAGTGGCCACGCCGGATTGAGCCCTTTAAGGTACTTTTGGCCGCCATCTATTATGAGCTTTTTGAATGTTGCTTCGTTCGCATCCACCATTTTTGCGATAACGAGACTGCCATTTATAGCTTCCCGGCCTGTATCTATTAAGACTAGGGTCCCTTCTGGAATGCTAAGGCCAGTAGGCGCTGTCATCGAGTCGCCCTCGACACGCAACCAAAAGGCTTTACCAAAAACCTTTGTATCGGACTCGAACCATTCATCGATCTCATCGACTGAGTAAGGTTCAATTGCCTCTGCCCAGGCTCCAGCTTGCACCCAGCTGATCAATGGATACTCCTTTCCTTGCTTATATGGACCGACCAGCTTCACATTGGATGTCTCATTTGCCAATATTTTCTGCGCTTCCTCATCAATGGAAGGGCTGAAGTCAGCAATAGATACTTGCAGAATCTTTGCAAATGCAGCGGCAACGGTGAGGTTAAGAGCATTTCTCCCGTTTAGATAGTGCCCTACAGCTCCTTGCGTAATGCCCAGCTCATCAGCGATTGAGTATTGGGTGACGCCTAGCGCTTTCTTCTTTGACTCATACAGAGCTTTAAGACGTGCTGCATCTGCAAGCTGTTCTGTCGTCAGATTCTTTTTAGGTTCCATAACGTCATTCTAATACCATCACTATTAAAACTAAAAATACCTTTCATATTGACACCAATAAATACCCCAAGTATTCTTTGTTGCATGTATCAATACGGAGCGTGTCCATGAGTCGTATGACATTAGCTGATTACGCCAAGATTCACGGTCAGGAAAAAACTGCCAGCGACTTTGGCGTTATCCAATGCGCAATAAGTAAGGCTATTCGTAGCGGACGAAATATTTATGTGACCATTCAACAAGATGGAAGCGTTAAGGGCGAGGAAATTAGACCTTTCCCAAGCCATAAAAAATCGTCTTAACAAAGTCTGCCAGGTTGGTGAAGTCAATTATTCATCAAACCAGCAGTGAAAGTAACCACAGCTAATCGAGGTAAACCGTGGGTAATCAACCTGATTGGAAAGTCGAAAAACAGCCAGCCTGGCTGGTGGCCGCAATCAAAAAGACGATCGCGGAATTACCTGGCGGGTATGCAGAAGCAGCCGAATGGCTTGATGTGACTGAGAACTCCTTGTTCAACCGTCTGCGTACTGATGGCGATCAGGTATTCCCGTTTGGGTGGGCAATGGTTCTCCAGCGCGCTGGTGGTTCACACCATATCGCGAATGCTATTGCGAAAGCCTCTGGAGGAGTTTTCGTACCGCTTACCGATGTTGAAGATGTCGATAACGGGGATATCAACCAAAGACTGATGGAGTCGGTTGAGTGGATAGGAAAACACTCTCAATACCTTCGGAAGGCAACCGCTGACGGCGTAATAGATCGCGATGAACGCGCTCAAATTGAAGCGAACAGTTACCAGGTCATGGCTAAGTGGCAGGAGCATTTAGCGCTGCTTTTCATGGTCTTTTGCTCCCCTGACGACATTCCAAATGGACCTTCAAATTCAGGGTAATTAACTCTGTGAGGCTCACCACGCAAGCAGGAGGGCCAATGTACCAGGACGAATATTTCCACGTGACTATGCCCACGGTTTTTGCTCGTGAGGACGCCCCGTGGATTAAAGAGCAGTTGGCAACACTCCCGGCAGGTATGCGGGAAAAAATCGCGTTGGCGTATGCGCAGGCGTACCAGGAAGCGTTCGATGCAGAGCCGGTGTCATTCCGGCAGCAGAACGCCGCACGACGGACGGCAAACCGCCGATTGCGAGAGTTTTGCACGAGGTATACCCCAGCGGTTAGGGGATATACGTCGCTCCCACCAAGGGTTTGATTTTCTGAATCCGGGTTGGGGGAAAGGGGGCGGTGTTGGGTTTTAGCCCGAAGGGCTGGAACAGCTTTACCAGAAGAGAACGATCTAACAGATAGATCACTGTATGGGGTTGAAAACGTCGCTTGGAAGTTCAGACGTTTAGACATCCAAAAGGAGCCAAAATGATTTATTCAGACGCTAACGAAAAATGGGCCCCCGTTCCGGTGGAGCCGTATTCCAAAGCCTACGAAGTCAGCAACCTCGGACGGGTACGCAGTATTCCGCGCCTGGCTAACTCTGAATATTTTATTCGACGCATTCACGGCGGTTTTCTTAAAGGCCGCCAGCGCAAAGACGGGACCAAAACCGTTACGTTGTCGGTTCAGCGTCAGCGCACTAAGTTTGTCATCGCCGAGCTGGTGGCTATGGCCTTCGGGGAGGTTACTGCTAATGCTTAACATCCAGCCCCGCGAAAAACAGATAGTCGCGTTAAACATGCTGCGCAGCGCCTGGAAACAGAATAACTCCTTCATGCTCTACGCCCCTGTAGGGTTCGGCAAAACAGCAATAGCCGCGCTGATCACTGATGGCTTTGTAAGCCGTGAAATGCGCGTAATGTTTGTGGCTCCGTATACGGTTCTGCTGGACCAGACCGCAGCCCGATTCATGGAATACGGCCTTCCTGGCGAAGAAATCAGTTATGTCTGGCGTGATCACCCGTCATACAACCCCACAGCTCTGATCCAGATTGCCAGTGCGGATACGCTGATTCGCCGTGAGTTCCCGGACAATATCGACCTGTTGATCGTTGATGAAGCCCACCTCAAGCGCAAAAAACTGCTGGAGGTTATCGACAATCTCACTCGCAACACAGCAACGAAGGTAATCGGCCTTTCCGGTACGCCTTTCGCTAAGTTCCTGGGCAATTACTACCAGCGCCTGATTAAGCCAACGACGATGAAGGAACTGATCGCCATTGGTGCACTGAGCAAATATGAGTTCTATGCGCCTTCGCATCCTGACCTGTCCAAAGTGGAAACGTCATACGTAGCAGGCTATGGCAGCGACTACAAAGAAAACCAGCTCAGCCAGGTAATGAGCGAAGCCAAGCTGGTAGGCGATATCGTGAAAAACTGGCTGGAGAACGGCGAAGACCGCCCGACGATTTGTTTTTGCGTCGATGTCGCTCACGCCAATTTTGTCACGGTTGAATTTGTCAGCGCTGGCGTGACGGTTGAAGTGATGACGGCCAGCACACCGCACGACGAACGACAGCTAACGATCCGCCGCTTCGAGCAGGGCATAACCAAAATCATCATTAACGTTGGTGTTCTGGTAGCCGGTTTTGATAGTGATGTCCGCTGCATTATCTTCGCCAGACCAACCAAAAGCGAAATGCGCTGGATTCAGATTCTGGGGCGTGGCCTGCGCGCCGCCCCTGGTAAAGATCACTGCCTCATCTTCGACCACACAGGCACGGTTAATAATCTGGGCTATCCCGACGATATTGAATACGACTACCTCCCTTCATCGTCTGATGGCATGGAAGACGCGCCGCAGAGAGCCGTAAAGACCGATGAAGCGGAAAAACTGCCGAAAGAATGCAGCCAATGCCACTACGTCAAACCAGCTGGGATTTACATCTGCCCGAAATGTGGTTTTAAACCGCTCGCCGGTGAAGACGTGGAAACAGATAAATCCCGTGGGCTGAAAAAGGTAAGCAAAGCGGAAGTCAAATATACCGCTGAGCAGAAGCAATCCTGGTGGTCTCAGATTCTGTTTTACCAGCGTACCCGTGCAGCGCAGGGACGCCCGGTCAGTGATGGCTGGTGTGCGCATACCTACAAACAAAAGTTTTCAGTATGGCCTCGGGGGTTACATCACACCCCGCAACAGATCACGCCTGAAGTAACGAATTTCATCAAATCAAAACAGATCGCCTTTGCGAAGAGAAAAGAGAAAGAAGGAGATGCCGCATGAATACCAAACAAGCTGCTATTGGTCGCTGGGCGGAAATTTACAAATACTATGGCCTCCCAGGTATTACCGGGAAAAACCATCTCAAAGGAGAGTGCCCTCTTTGTGGCCGTACAGGTAAATTTCGCTGTGATGATAAAGACGGCACCGGGTCATATATCTGCGTTTGTGGCTCTGGCGATGGCTGGGCGTTGCTGACTGCCAAGACTGGCAAAGAATTTAAGGTTCTGGCCTCGGAAATAGACAGGCTGATCGGGAACACCTACACCTCGGATCGGACCAGAGTAAATCCGGTGCGTACATCTCTGGCACAACAACGTGACAAAGTCAGCCGTAAGTTTTCGAAGCTCATCCCTCTCCGTGGTACCGGTGCAGATAGCTACCTGAAGGGGCGCGGTATTAACTCCCTCCCAGCAGAGAGCATCAAGTACTGCGATAAACAGCCAGTAGATGGAAAGAACCTCCAGGCTATTTATGCGCTGGCTACAGATGACCGCGGGGAATTGTGTTATTTGCACCGCACCCTGCTTGACGGTGATAAGAAGGCGCAAACAGGCGGCGCAGCCAAGAAGATGATGAAACTGCAGGAGGATAGCTATTTAGAGTATGCCAAATCCGTTGCTATTCGCATGTTCCCAATATCCTCAACGCTGGGAATTGCTGAAGGGATCGAAACGGCTCTGGCCTGCCACCAGATCACGAAGTGCAACACCTGGGCGACGATGAATACTGCCTTCATGAAGAAATTCCGGGTTCCTGCCGGGGTAAAGAACCTCATTATTTTTGCTGACTCAGACGCCAACGCAGCAGGTCATGCCGCTGCTTTTGAATGCGCTGCGGCAAATCTGCACGCGAAGAATGATCTGGAAAGTGTCTCCGTGCGCTGGCCTGCGCAGGGTGATTTTAATGATCTGCTGCTTAACGGCTCAGAAGTATTCGAGTGGGTATTTCACCGGGGGATGAAACAGTGAAGAAACCAGCGCCTGCAAAGGTGAAAACGTACAAACCGAAGAAGTGCGCCAGCTGTGGTGAAACCTTCACTCCGGCCCGCAACCTGCAAAAGGTTTGTGGCCCGCTCTGTGCTATAGCCCACAACAGGGCGCTGAAACAAAAAAAAGCGGAGGCGGAACAGAAGGACAAGCTGAAGATGCGCAAAAAGGCTCTGCTTACCCGTGGCGACTACATCAAAAAAGCCCAGTCAGCCTTTAATGCCTTTATCCGTGAACGCGACGAGGGGAAACCATGCCCATCATGTGGCACTTATCACCCACCTATGATCTTTGGCGGCCAGTGGGATTGCGGTCATTTCATGGGGGTAGGCGCTCGTCCTGAATTGCGCTTTGAAGAGAAGAATGCTTACCGGCAGTGCAAAGCCTGTAATGGCGGATCGGGTCGGTTCGCTGCAAAGAATGCCACTGTACATGCCCGCTACAGGGAGACGCTGATCGAGTGGTATGGATTGCCGCTGGTGGAATGGCTGGAAGGCCCACACGAAGCGAAGCATTACTCAAAAGAAGACCTGGAAAACATAGCGGCTAAATACCGCCGTAAAACTCGCGAACTGAAAAAGCAGAGGGCCGCATGAATTACGATCTTATCTACTGTGATCCGCCGTGGGAATATGGCAACCGAATTAGCAACGGCGCAGCCTGTAATCATTACAGCACAATGAGCATTGAAGACCTGAAACGGCTCCCTGTCTGGTCTCTGGCTGCTGATAACGCCGTACTGGCGATGTGGTATACGGGGACCCATAACCGCGAGGCTGTAGAACTGGCTGAATCATGGGGTTTCCGGGTCAGAACAATGAAAGGCTTTACATGGGTAAAACTGAATCAGAACGCCGCTGACCGCTTCAACAAGGCACTAAACGCCGGAAAGCTGGTGGACTTCAATGATCTTCTTGAGATGCTGGACCGTGAGACGCGCATGAACGGCGGCAATCATACCCGGAGCAATACAGAAGATGTCCTGATAGCGACCAAGGGAACCGGACTAACCCGCGCCAGCGCATCGGTAAAACAGGTTGTTCACACCTGCCTCGGTGAGCACAGCGCTAAACCGTGGGAAGTAAGGAACCGACTGGAGCAATTATACGGTGATGTGAAACGGATCGAACTATTCGCTCGGGAAGAGTGGAAAGGATGGGACCGCTGGGGAAATCAATGCAACAACAGTATCGAAATTATTACCGGACTGATTAAAGAGGTGAACCATGCAGCGTGATATTCAACTGGTACTCGAACGGTGGGGAACCTGGGCTATTAGTGAAGGCTCACAGGTTGACTGGTCACCAATTGCAGCGGGTTTTAAAGGCCTCCTGTTAAATACCTCAAAGTCTCGCGAGTCATGTTGTGACAATGATGGCCTTATTGTAGACGCTGCCGTAGGAATGCTTAAACGAGCTGGCCGGGATGATGAGTTAAATCTGGTGATGTTGCATTACATGCATAACGTTTCTAAATCGACTATTGCCCGCTGGGAAAAATGTTCAGAGGGAAAAATACGTAACAGGTTAATGATAGCCGAAACGTTTATTGATGCCTGCATCATTATGAGTGGTGCCAGATTAGAAATGGATGATTGGGCCCATAAAAAAGAAGTTGAGAAAGTTGCATAAAAGTCTATTCGTTACGAATTTTATATATTAATGTGTTAAGAGTGGTCACTTAGACACGAACTTAAATATTACAGAACCTCGCCAATTGGCGGGGTTTTTTCATTTCAGGCCCTGACTAAAAGTTGCAGATTAACCGTGAAATGCATGAGCCTGCGGCCTGAATTCTTTCCCCTCGTTCTGAGAGGATTCACAGCAATAGAGGGGGACCGATGTCCGAACCAATAACCGGCACAGGCTTAGCTGGTGGCGCTTTAACTGGGGCGAGTGTTTACGGGCTATTAACCGGTACAGACTACGGTGTTGTGTTCGGGGCATTTGCTGGTTCCGTCTTTTATATAGCGACAGCAGCCGATTTGAGCGCCCCACGACGGATGGCATATTTCGTTGTGTCCTATATCGCTGGAGTTCTGTGCTCCGGGCTGGTCGGTTCTAAGTTATCCGACCTGACCGGGTATAACGATAAGCCTCTGGATGCTATTGGTGCCGTAATCATTTCGGCATTGGCCGTAAAAATACTCACCTTCCTGAACAATCAGGATATTGGCTCGCTGGTGGCGCTAATAACGCGCCGGGGAGGTTCCGGTGGTACTAAATGATCCTACTGCAACCATCAATGCGCTGTTATGTGCTGGTGTCGTTGTTACGTTGATGTTCTATCGCCGCAGAGACTCACGTCATCGTAAGTGGGTGTCGCGGCTGGCATGGCTGATAACAGTGATATACAGCTCTGTGCCGTTGGCGTATCTGTGCGGCATCTATCCCTATTCATCATGGCCCACCATTGCGGCCAATATCATGATCCTTGTTGTGCTGCTGAGCGTAAGAGGCAATGTAGCGCGGCTGGTTGATGCACTGAGGCACTAATGAATCAAACACAATTCCAGAAGGCGGCTGGTATCAGCGCCGGGTTAGCTGCGCGCTGGTATCCGCATATTACAGCTGCGATGAAAGAGTTCGGCATCACTGCTCCACTCGATCAGGCAATGTTCATTGCTCAATGCGGCCATGAAAGCCTCGGGTTTAACAGGGTAGTGGAGAATTTCAACTACAGCATCGCCGGGCTTGCTGATTTTGTTCGTTACGGCAGGTTAACGCAGGATCAGGCCAATTCCCTTGGGCGCAGCCAGTCGGAAAAAGTGTTACCTCTGGAGCGCCAGCGGGCTATCGCCAACATTGTCTATAGCAAGCGGTTGGGTAACAACAGGGCAACTGATGGCTGGGTTTATCGAGGGCGTGGACTTATTCAAATAACCGGACTTTCTAATTACCGGGACTGTGGCAGCGGACTGAAGGTTGATCTGGTGGCACAGCCAGAATTACTGGAGCAGTCCTCGTACGCGGCCCGTAGTGCAGCCTGGTTCTTTGTCTCAAAAGGTTGCTTGAAATATCCGGATGATCTTGTCTGGGTCACGAAGATTATCAACGGCGGACAAAACGGGATTAATAACCGGCGCGCCCGCTTCCTGAAAGCAAAATCGGTACTGGTGGTGTGATTATGGGAATCGAAGCTATCGCGGGGCTGGTGGTCGTCATCCTGAGCGCTATCGCTGGCGCGTTTGGCATCGGTCATGCTCGCGGAACAAGTAAGGCGGAAGCCAAAGCCGGACAGCAGCGTACCGAAGAAAACGCCGCTGCTACTGTCGCCGCGGCAGAACGCCGTGCTGAAGTCACGAAAGGGGCCAGTGATGTACAGGAAGACGTTAAGCGTATGGGCGATGACGATGTTGATCGCGAGCTGCGCGAAAGATTTACCCGCCCCGGTGGTGGTTGATACCGCGTGCAGCTGGGTGCGGATCATCTACCTTACTGACCACGATATCGATGTGCTGGATACGCAAACCAAGCGCGACATTCTGGCGCACAACAAAGCAGTGCAGGCCAATTGCCCAAACATTACCCCCACCAAGGGATAAGACCAACAATATCCCCACAAAAGGATGAAACATGACTCCATTAGTTCTTACCGCAGAGCAAATTAAAGCTCTGGCAGATTTCGCGGAGCAGGACGGCCAACCCGCTTACACGATCTCTCAGGCCAGCATCCCCGAATTTGAAGCTGAAGACGGCAGCACAGTGCCTGGTTACGAGGGCCTTATCGCTTACTCAGAATCAGAAGAGCACGGCGTACTTCAGCTGGAAGATTAAGCATTACAGGAGCCATTCGCCGAGTGGCTTCGATAATGCTCCCCACATCGCACAGAGGTAAGACATGGCAGAGATCACACCTGCAGAACAGATTCGACTGAATCTGCTTTCCACCCTGAACTACGACACAGCAGCCGCAAAAGAGGCGATTGCGTTCGTCCAGGATAGCCAGCTCAAATATCAGCTGTTCATCCAGCAGTACAGCCGCGTGACAACCGAATCAGAAGTGGTGGCGCGGACCATCAAAGCAGTTCAGGAATCGACCGAGGCGCTGACGCTGTTTGATACCGCGGCTGAGCAGGCCAGTTAAGGCATTACAGCAGGCATTCACTGAGTGCCTGTGATAATGCAAATATCATAAGGACTTAATCATGCCCGCACTAATTCCCCGAGCTTGTCGCAAGCGTGGATGCGCAGGCACAACAACCGACCGTTCAGGCTACTGCGAAAAGCACCGCAATGAAGGCTGGCAAAAGCACCAGCAGGGAAAGAGTCGACACGAGCGTGGCTACGGTAGCCAGTGGGATATCAGGCGTGCGCGCATCCTGAAACGCGACAACCATTTATGCCAGAACTGCCTTCGCAGCGGGCGAGCTGTCGCAGCAAAGACGGTTGACCACATCAAGGCCAAGGCTCATGGGGGTACCGATGACGATTCGAACCTCGAAAGCCTGTGCTGGCCCTGCCATCGAACGAAAACCGGGCGCGAACGCATCAAATGATATAGATTCTCATTTGAGGCGAGACAGAGGGGGGGCGGGGTCAAATCCCTGACGGCAAAGGCCCAAAGGACCGCCGCCTAACCTTTTTTCACACCGCCGCAGGTTAGAAAACTTTTTTTTGGGGTCCCCCATCCAATGATTAATAGGAGTTTTCGATTATGCCTGGACCACCGAAAACCCCGACACATCTGGCTTTAGTGAAGGGGAACCCATCCAAGCGCCCGATCAATAAGAACGAGCCAAAACCCCCGTCAGGGGTCCCCCCAATACCGAAACATTTCGATAAACAGGGTAAGTACTGGTTCAAGCGTATTGGTGAGGAACTTGATGCCGTCGGCGTGTTGACCACGCTGGATGCTAAAGCGCTGGAGTTGTTGATAGAAGCCTATGTTGAATACCGGCATCACTGCGACACGCTTGATCGTGAAGGTTACACCTATGCCGTCTACAGCGAAGATGATTCAGACGAAGGAGGGGAGCGGGAAATCAGAATGATCAAACCGCACCCTGCAGCAGTCATGAAGGCTGACGCGTGGAAACGGATCAGAGCGATGCTGAGCGAATTCGGCATGACACCTGCCAGCCGATCAAAGGTTGGTGCAAAAGGCCCGGCAGAAGCCGACCCACTGGAAGAATTTCTTAAAAAGCGCAAATGATGAATGGCAACCGTTGCAGATGGATTCCGCTACGCCGAGCGCGTGGTATCTGGCGATATCGTTGCTGGCGAACTGGTGCGTCTTGCGTGCCAGCGGTTCTTTCATGATTTAGAGCACGGCCCGGAGCGCGGTGTTTATTTTGATGAAGGCCGCGCCCAGCACGTTCTCGATTTTTATAACTTCGTCCCCCATGTGAAGGGTCACTTGACCGGCAAGCCGATCGAGTTGATGGACTGGCACACCTTCATCCTGATTAACCTTTTCGGGTTTGTCGTCCCGCTGATAGATGAAATAACGTTTGAGAGCATTCTTGACGACGATGGCGACCCCATGTTTGTGCGTCGCTTTCGTACCGCCTATGACGAAGTAGCGCGTAAAAATGCAAAATCAACGCTTTCGTCTGGCATCGGGCTTTATATGACTGGTGCCGACGGTGAGGGTGGTTCTGAGGTTTATTCCGCAGCAACAACCAGGGACCAGGCCCGCATCGTGTTTGATGATGCGAAGCGCATGATTAAGCTGGCTCCTAAAACACTGGGCCGGTTGTTTGGTAGTAACAAGCTGAATATTCACCAGGAGCGGACGGGCTCAAAATTCGAACCTGTAGCCAGTGATGCGAATAACCTCGACGGCCTTAATATTCACTGCGGGATCGTTGATGAGCTGCACGCACATAAAACCCGTGACGTCTGGGAAGTTCTGGAAACAGCGACCGGTGCGCGCCTGCAGTCCCTTATTTTTGCAATCACCACTGCGGGTTTTAATAAGGAAGGTATCTGCTACGAGCAACGTGATTATGCAATCAAGGTTCTGAAGAACTTTGATAACCCTGACCCGCTTTCAATTAAGGATGACAGCTATTTTGCGCTGATTTATACCCTGGATGAGGGGGACGATCCTTTCGACGAGGCAAACTGGCCGAAAGCAAATCCCGGCCTGGGGATATGTAAGCGTTGGGACGATATGCGCCGTCTGGCTAAAAAGGCGAAAGAGCAGGTGGCGGCGCGTGTCGGTTTTTTTACCAAGCATCTCAATATCTGGGTGCAAGGTGAAAAAGCATGGATGGATATGGCGCGCTGGGAAAAATGCCGTGACGACTGGGACGACTCCACTTCGGCCAACTGGTCAATGTGGCTCGGCGTTGACCTTTCCAACAAAATTGATATTTCAGCTGCAGTTAAAGTCTGGCTTGCTCCAAATGGCGATGTTTATGTCCGCTCCAGATTCTGGATACCTGAAGGTCGGCTGGAAGCCTGTTCCAAGCAGCAGGCGGACCTTTACAGAAAATGGAATCTCGCTGGATTCCTTGAGTTTACCGATGGCGATGTCGTTGACCATGCAGTAATTAAAGAGGAAACGATCGAATGGGCGCGAGGTGACTCGCTGAACGAGTTTGCATACGACCCGTGGAGTGCCACTCAGTTTGCTTTGTCGGTAGCAGCTGCAGGTGTACCAATTGTTGAAGTCCCTCAGACGGTTAAAAACCTGTCTGAAGCAATGAAGGAAGTCGAGGCGAAAATTTACGCCGGGCGTTTTCATCACGATGGCAATCCAGTGATGACATGGATGATGTCAAACGTCACCGTCAAACCAGACAAAAACGAGAATATTTTCCCCAACAAGGCCACGCCTGAAAACAAAATTGACGGTCCTGTCGCGATGTTTATTGCGATGAGTCGCCTGCTTGTTAACGGTGGTGGTGAAGTTGACTTCCTGTCCACTATCGATCCTGACGAAGACCTTTTACTTCTATGAAAACTCTAATCACTGATGTTATCGGGCTTACCGGGTTCGGTTCGCTTGCTGCAGGCGTTTATCTCCAGTTCGGGCTGGCGATGTCTCTGATGATGTCGGGAACCCTGCTACTCATTTATGCGCTGTTAGCGGCAATGAGGGGGAATAATGCTGCTTGATGCTCTTTTTCGCAGTGAACCACTGGAAAACCCGGCTACTCCGATCACGAGTGAATCGGCAGAAACCGATAACGTGTTTGCCCGAGACGTATTTGTCAGCCCGCAAACGGCGATGAAGCTGGCTGCGGTGTATGCCTGTATTTACGTTATCTCTTCGAATATCGCTCAGATGCCACTGCATGTTATGCGGAAAACTAATAACAAGGTTGAAGCTGCCCGCGATCACCCTGTGTTTTACCTGGTTCACGATGAGCCGAATATGTGGCAGACAAGCTATAAGTGGCGTGAGTTAAAACAGCGTCATATTTTGGGCTGGGGGAATGGTTACACCTGGGTGAAGCGTTCCCGTCGTGGTGAAGTTTCCGGGCTGGAATGCTGCATGCCCTGGGAAACGACACTGCTTAACACGGGTGGTCGGTATACCTATGGCGTTTACAACGAAGAGGGGGCGTTTGCCGTCAATCCCGACGATATGGTGCATATCCGGGCGCTGGGTAACAACCAGAAAATGGGGCTTAGCCCAATCATGCAGCATGCCGAGACGATAGGCATGGGGATGAGCGGGCAGGCTTATACCAGTTCATTCTTCAACGGTAATGCGCGACCCGCTGGCATTATTTCGGTGAAAAGCCAGCTGAATGAAGAAAGCTGGGGGCGTTTAAAAAGCATGTGGCAAAAAGCTACAGCTGCTTTGCGCAGCCAGGAGAATAAAACAATGCTTCTCCCGGCAGAGCTGGATTACAAAGCGCTCACCGTTTCCCCGGTTGATGCCCAGATCATTGATATGTCGAAGCTGAATCGGTCGATGATTGCCGGGATATTTAATGTACCGGCGCACATGATTAACGATCTCGAAAAAGCCACTTTCTCAAATATTACGCAACAGGCCATTCAGTTTGTCCGCTACACGATCATGCCGTGGGTAACGAACTGGGAACAGGAACTCAATCGCCGCCTGTTCACCCGTGCTGAACTGGCCGCCGGGTATTACGTCAGGTTTAACCTGACAGGCCTGCTACGCGGGACCCCACAGGAACGTGCTCAGTTCTACCACTTTGCGATCACTGATGGCTGGATGAGCCGCAATGAAGCGCGAGCCTTCGAAGACATGAATCCGGTAGATGGCCTGGATGAAATGCTGGTGAGCGTTAACGCCGCGAACCCCGCAGACGATTTTAAGGCACCTAAAACCGACGAGGAAAAGCCCAATGAATGACCGTGAAACGCGCTGTTACAGCGGGGAGGTCAGAGCCGAGCAACGCACCGATGAACCTACCCGCATTCTGGGCTATGGCTCGGTGTTCAACAGCCGTTCTGAACCCTTGTGGGGATTCCGTGAAATCATCAAGCCCGGAGCATTTGACGATGTGCTGAATGATGATGTTCGCGGGCTGTTTAACCATGACCCCAACTTTATTCTGGGACGGAGCGCTGCCGGGACGCTATCCCTGTCTGTCGATGAGCGCGGCCTGCGTTACGACATTACAGCGCCGGATACGCAAACTATCCGCGATCTGGTGCTGGCGCCGATGATGCGCGGTGACATTAACCAGTCATCTTTTGCCTTCCGGGTATCCCATGACGGTGAAAATTGGTACCAGGACGATGAAGGGATCGTTATTCGTGAAATATCGAAGTTTTCCCGGCTGTTTGATGTCAGTCCGGTGACTTATCCCGCATATCAGGAGGCCGACTCCGGCGTCCGATCGATGAAAGCCTGGCAGGAGGCGCGCGACAGCGGTGCGCTAAAGAACGCCATTAATCAACGAATGGCGCGTGAGCGCCTGCTGACCCTTCTTAACGCGTAAGGAAAAATCATGAAACTGCATGAAATGAAGCAAAAACGTAACATCATCGCCAAAGATATGCGTGCCCTGCATGACAAAATTGGCGATACACCCTGGACCGATGAGCAGCGTACTCAGTGGAACGCTGCAAAATCGGAGCTTGACGCTCTTGATGAGCGTATTGCACGCGAAGAGGAACTGCGCCGCCAGGATCAGGACTATATCCACGAAAACGAGCCGGAACAGCGCCAGCAGCAGAATCGTGATTCAGCAAACCCGGAAGCACAGGCTAACGAACGCCGTGCCGCGGCGTTTAATGCGTTTTTGCGCCGTGGTCTTGGCGAGATGAGCGCTGAAGAACGCCAGGCTTTAAAGGAGCTGCGTGCTCAGGGCACGACGCCGGATGAAAAAGGGGGTTACACCGTACCAACCCAGTTCCGAAATAAGATCGTCGAAGCACTGAAAGATTACGGTGGAATTGCCAGTGTGGCGCAAATTCTGAATACCGCCAACGGCCAGGACATTGACTGGGCAACCTCTGACGGTACTACTGAAGAAGGTGAACTGCTGGGCGAAAACACTGAAACCAGTGAAGAAGACGTGTCTTTCGGCGGTGCAACGCTGGGGGCTAAAAAACTGTCCTCTAAAATCATTCGCGTATCCAATGAACTGCTCCAGGACAGCGGCGTAGATATCGAGGCGTTCCTGGCCGCGCGTATCGCCACTCGCATCGGACGTGGTGAAGCGAAGTATCTGGTATTAGGGACCGGCACCGGCACCCCGCTGCAGCCTAAAGGGTTGGCTGCGTCGGTAACTGGCACCAAAAATACCGCAGCAGCGACCACCTTTACCTGGAAAGAGCTGAACGCACTGAAGCACTCTGTCGACCCGGCATACCGTAACGGTCCAAAGGTGCGCTGGGCCTTTAACGATGCAACGTTGCAGCTGGTGGAGGAAATGGAGGACGGACAGGGCCGCCCGCTCTGGTTACCGAACATTATTGGTGGCGCACCTGCCACTGTTCTGCAGGTGCCGTATGTCGTTGACCAGGCTATTCCTGATTTCGCGGCTGGTGCCAAATTTGCCTACTTCGGCGATTTTAACCGCTTTATCGTTCGTCGCGTCACTTACATGACGCTGAAACGGCTGGTTGAGCGCTACGCAGAGTACGATCAGACTGGCTTCCTGGCCTTCCACCGCTTCGACTGCGTACTGGAAGATACTGGCGCGATTAAGGCGCTGGTGGGTAAACCGGCATCTGGCGGCTAAGGCAACAATCAGCTTCAACCTCCACCGCTCCGGCGGTTTTTTTATGCCCGCAGTTCGCTGCGGGCCAGGGAAAATATATGAGCACAACGATTGAGAAGTTACGGGCTCAGTGCCGGATTGATATCGACGACACCACGGAAGATGAGGTGCTTACGCTCTATTATGGTGCTGCGCGCCGAAAGGCGGAGAACTTCATCAACCGCCATCTTTATGAAGACGAAGTGCCGGAAACTGATCCTGACGGGCTGGTGATTGCTGACGACATTCTCCTGGCGTTGATGCTGCTTGTCGGGCACTGGTATGAAAACAGAGAAGAGTCGTCAGACGCAGCAAAAACCAGCATCCCATTTGGCTTTACATCACTGATAGAGCCGTACCGCTATATTCCGCTCTAGGAGGAATTATGCAGGCAGGACGATTACGGCATCGCGTCACTATTCAGAACTTCACAATATCAAAAACACCTTCCGGCCAGCCGGTAGAAAGCTGGACTGATGGAAAAACTATCTGGGCCGAGGTTAAAGGGATCAGCGGTAGGGAGCTGCTAGCCGCTGGCGTTGAGCGTGCTGATGCCACCATTCGCGTCTGGGTGCGTTTTCGTACAGACATCTCAGCTTCTTCCCGTTTGAAAGTACTGAATGGCCCATACAAAGATGCGGTACTGAATGTCACTGGGCCTCCGGTTCCGGATATAAAAGGTACCCGGCTGGAAATTCTCTGCAAACAGGGGACCGAAAAATGATTGATGTGAATCTGGATTTTTCCGGGTTGCAGGATATTGCCCGCGATCTGCAAACGCTCAGCAAGGCCGAAAATAATAAAGTTCTCCGGGAGTCGACCCGTGCTGGTGCCGAATTGCTCCGCGAGGAGGTGATTGATCGCGCTCCTGAGAAATCCGGAAAACTGAAGAAAAACGTTGTTGTCGTCACCCAGAAAAGTCGCCGTCGCGGTGAAATTTCATCTGGGGTGCATATTCGTGGCGTTAACCCGCGAACGGGGAACAGCGACAATACAATGAAGGCCAGCAACAAGCGGAATGCGTTTTACTGGCGCTTCGTGGAGTTGGGAACATCTACAGCGCCTGCACATCCGTTTGTTCGCCCAGCTTTTGATACCCGCATGGAAGAAGCTACGCAGGTGGCGATGCAGCGGATGAATCAGGCTATCGATGAGGTGTTATCAAAATGACAGAGGATGATCTCTATGACCTGCTGTCGACGCTGGCAGACGGGCGGGTTTATCCGTATGTGGTGCCGCTAGGCAGCGACGGACTTCCTGCAGTTTCCACTCCCTATGTCATTTTCTCGATACCGACTGATGTTGCCGGGGATGTTTTCTGCGGCCAGGCAGAGTCGACACTGCGCATTCAGGTTGATGTATGGGCTGAAACGAATGACGAAGCCAGAGCGTTACGCCTGGACGCCCTGGCTCGCCTGCAGGTTCTTTCACCTGTCGAGGTGACAAAAATTCCTGGCTACGACACGACAACCCATCTTCATCGGGCAACCCTCGAAATAACGGTCATTGCCTGACAAAAACCAATCCAATCCGACCGCCGCTGGCGGTTTTTTCATTTATGGAGGCTGCGATGTCAGCACTATTTGAACGTGCCCAAAAAACGGTAGTAATGATTACCTCTGTGCCGGTCACCGCGGCAGAGCTGGATACCGCAACTTGGTTAAACCTGAGTTGTACTATCAAACAGGCAAGCTTTACCGCTGGTCAGAAAAACGATATTGACGTGACAACGCTCTGTTCGGATGAAACGGAAAATATCAACGGCCTTCCTGCTCCGTCTGAAATGTCACTTTCCGGTAACTTCTACCGCAACCCGGCGCAGGATGCACTTCGTGCAGCATATGATAACGACGGGGTTTATGGGTTTAAGGTTATTTTCCCGTCTGGTAATGGATTCCTGATGCGCGCTGAGGTACGTCAGCACACCTGGGATTCTCAAACCAATGGCGTGGTTGCTGCAACGTTCTCGCTGCGTCTGAAAGGTAAACCCACCAATATTAACGCCCCAGGAGTTCTGTCGTTTGCTAATGACCTTCCGGCGTCCCAAACGGTCGCGGCAGGAAGCGCCCTGACCATGGGCGTGGTCGTCCAGGGCGGTACGGCACCTTATACCTACGCCTGGAAAAAGGGCACATCGACGGTCAGCGGCCAGACCAGCGCAACGTTTACGAAAGCCAGCGCTGTATCCGGTGATGCCGGGGTTTATTCCTGCGTGGTTACTGATGCCGATGGCACTGTGATCACTTCTTCTGATTGCACCGTCACCATCAATTAACGGAGCGCCGGGAGACCGGCGATAAAATTAATGTCAAAACCGAGTCTTAAAGCACTGGCACTGGCACCGATGGCGGGCTTTCGTAAAAAAGAAGTCTCCGTTCCGGAGTGGGATAACGCCAAAGTCATCATTCGTGAGCCATCAGCAGAAGCCTGGATTCGCTGGCAGGGCATTGCCAGCCCGGAACCACCCAAACTACCGGAAGGGCAGGAGCCCCAGGAGGCACCAGAACTGACCCCTTCAGAACGAGCCTTCCGCACGATGCGGGCCGACGTCACGCTTTTCATCGATATTTTGCTGGATACCGACCTGCAGCCCGTCTTTACTGTCGATGACACCGAACAGGTTGAAGCGATCTATGGCCCTGTGCATTCCCGGCTGTTGAAGCAGGCACTTGATCTCATTCGTGACGCGGATGATGCTAAAGCAAAGTAAAAATGCCTGGCATGCAGTTCCTGATGGCGCTGGCGCTCCGGATGGGCCGCACGCTGGGCGAACTGCGACAAACCATGACGGTTGGCGAATTCAGGATGTGGGCTGAGTACGACCGTATCAGCCCAATCGGCGATATTCGCGGCGATATCCTCAATGCTCAGCTGGTATCTGCGGTTTACGGAGCGCAGGGCGTTAAAGTCACCATTGAAGATGCTCAGCTTCAGTGGAGCACAGAAGAGATTGAGGTAAACGACGGCGGTGATCCCTTTGCAGGGCTGGAAGCGGCGCTTCTGGCTGCGTCAGCATAGCCAGTAATAATTCGTGTGGATGCCACTCATAACAGGTGTTATGTTGTTTTTTTTGACACACGGAGTGCTTTAAATGACTACTACTGGCTGGATATTATTATTTGTTTTTGCTCGCCTTATTGATCTTGTTATCTGGTATTTCCTGAACAGAGGAAGCGTAAGAGCTAATGATCAGATCGCTATGCTTAAAGAAATCTCTGAAAAGCAAAGTGCTCAAATTGATCTTCTGATTGCACTTGCTCATAAAAAAGAGGAACCAGAAAAAGATTATCTGGAAGAAGCAAGGAAAAAAGCTGGTTTAATTTAATAATATTGAAATCATAAAAAAGCCCCACAATGTGGGGCTTTTTGTTTCTGAGGAAATGAAATGGCAACCCTGCGTGAACTTATCATTAAAGTTTCTGCTAACTCTCAGTCATTCCAGACCGAGATAGCCCGCGCGTCACGTATGGGGGCTGACTATTATAAGACAATGCAGAATGGCGGCAGGCAGGCTGCAGCTTCAGTTCGGGAAACTCGCCGTTCTGTTGCAGAGCTAACTGACCAGATGGAGTCAGCAAAGGCTACCGCACTTGGATTGACCGGGGCATTCGCTGGTGCTTTTGCTACGGGGCATTTGATATCCCTGGCTGATGAGTGGAATTCAGTAAACGCCCGCCTAAAACAGGCATCTCAGTCAACTGATGATTTTACCAGCTCTCAAAAACAGCTGATGGATATCAGCCAGAAAACGGGCACATCTTTTTCTGACAACGCTAATTTATTTTCCCGTTCAGCAGCCTCAATGCGGGAATATGGTTACAGCTCTAGCCAGGTGCTGGATATTACTGAGGCTATTTCTACTGGTTTAAAACTTTCTGGCGCGAATGCTCAGGAGTCCAGTTCGGTCATCACTCAGTTTAGCCAGGCTCTGGCGCAGGGCGTGCTGAGAGGTGAAGAATTCAATGCAGTCAACGAGAGCGGCGACAGGGTTATACGGGCGCTTGCGGCAGGGATGGGGGTTGCGCGTAAAGACCTAAAATCTATGGCGGATCAGGGGCAGTTAACCATCGATAAAGTAGTGCCAGCCCTCATCAGCCAGCTTGGTAAGCTACGGAATGAATATGGTGAATTGCCACAGACAGTTTCATCATCGGCAACAAAAGTTGAAAACGCTTTTATGCAATGGGTCGGTGGAGCTAATGAAGCTAGTGGCGCGACAAATACCCTGACCGGATTACTTGATGGCGTAGCCAACAATATTGATCAGGTCGCCACTGCTGCCGGAGCGCTTGTTGCCGTTGGTGCAGCCCGATATTTGGGAAATATGGCTCTTGGTGCCAGCTCTGCAACGGCCGGGATTATTAACGCTGCAAAAAGTGAAGTAGCTTTAGCTGAAGCCCAGGTCAGAGGGACGCAGGTTTCGACAGCTCGCGCGCGTGCTGCAGTTTATCGTGCCCAGCAGGCACTGGCAGCGGCGCGGGGTACAGACGCGCAGGCTGCTGCAGAAAAACGGCTCTCACTGGCGCAGGAGTCACTTAACCGTAATATTCAGGCCAGAGTATCCGCTCAGACTGCGCTGAACTCGGTTACTGCTGTAGGTTCCCGGCTCATGGGTGGAGCATTAAGCCTCGTTGGCGGTATTCCAGGGCTGGTTCTGCTTGGTGCCGGTGCCTGGTACACGATGTACCAGAATCAGGAACAGGCCAGATTATCCGCTCAGGAATATGCAAACACCATTGATGCAGTCCGTGAAAAGACAAAATCAATGTCCCTGCCCGAAGTTTCTGATAATGAGACCAAAACCCGTCAGGCGCTGGAGGAGCAAAGCCGTCTTGTTGATGTACAGGCATCAAAAGTAAAAAGCCTGAAGGAAGAGATCGCGGGTTATCAGTATGTTCTGTCCAACCCCGGGCCGACAACCAGTGGCGGTTTCATGATAAACCACCTTACTTCGGTTGAAACGGTCACCCGTAGTCTGGAAGAAGCGACTTCCGCTCTGGCCGTTGAACAGGAGAGGCTGACTCAGATGCAGGCTAAGTCTGAGTCGATCCAGTCGGTACTGGAAGGGATAGAGAACAGGCGAATAGCATTAATCCGGCAGCAGGCTGCAGAACAAAATTCAGCATATCAATCGTTATTAATGATGAACGGTGAGCATACTGAATTTAACCGTTTGCTGGGTCTCGGAAATAATCTCCTCATGGCCCGGCAGGGGCTGGTAAACGCACCAGTACGCTTACCAAAGGTAGACCTGACAACCCAGCAAACGGCTGCACTGGAAAAAAGCCGCCGTGATCTGGCGCTTTCAAAACTCAAAGGTGAGGACAAAGAGCGCGCACGACTGGGTTATGCTGCGGATGACCTGGGGTTAACTAACGACCCACAGTTTCAGACCGGACGGCAGGAGTTGATTAATAACGGCCTGAATGAATGGAGAAACAACCAGGAAAATAAACCCAAGCCAAAAGGAAGGCATGGGAAAACCGAGGCGGAGAAAACCGAAGATACCTATACCCGGCTGATTAAACAGCAACGGGAGCAAATTGCTCTTTCCAGCCAAAACACTGAACTGGCAAAGATGAAATATCAGGTTACTCAGGGGGAATTATCTTCGCTTGAAAAATCCAAAAAGGAAACGTTGCTGCACAATGCGGCGCTTATTGATCAGAAAAATATCGCTGAACAGTTAAAAACATTCCGCGAAGGTCTGGCCGACAGTAATGCTGCCGCCCGGGAAAGGGGGAATATCGATTTCCTCGGCGCGGGACAGGGGGATGAAGCCCGTGACCGAATGAAGGAAATGGCGGATATTCGCGCTGATTTTCTCAGGCAGCAGCGTGATTTACAGCGTGATTTCAGTCGTGGACAGATTTCCGAAGACCTGTATAAAAAGCAAACGGAAGCGCTTAAAACGGCGCTTGCCGAACGCCTGGATATTCAGGAGGAGTATTACAAAAAAACCGATGAACAGCAGTCAGACTGGCGCGCGGGAATCAGCGATTCCCTGATGAACTATGCCGATCAGGCTTCTGATCTGAGTTCAATGGCTGCCACTGCAACCAGCGAGATTCTGGATGCCACCACAAACTCTATCTCCAACAACCTGACAAACGTCCTGACAGGCGCTGCTTCTTTTAAAGATGGGATGTCTAATATTTTCTCTTCCCTGGGTGAAACGGTGATTAAGACGCTGATCCAGATGGCAACACAGGCGTTAATCACCAAAGCAATTATGGCGTCATTTGGCGGCGGAGCGGGTGGGTTGTTCGGTAGTCTTTTTGGCGGTGCCAGCGGTGCGGCAAGTAGTGGTACCGCTATTCAAAGCGCGGGAGCTAATTTTTCATTTAACGCTCTCGGAGGCGTTTACGATTCTCCGTCACTTTCTGCCTACAGCAATGGTGTTTACAGCACTCCCCAATATTTTGCGTTTGCGAAAGGGGCAGGTGTATTCGGCGAGGCTGGGCCGGAAGCCATCATGCCCCTTACCCGTGGCGCTGATGGTTCGCTGGGGGTCAGAGCTGTTGGACGGGAATCACCGGCGGTACAGAACGCTGCTAAGCAGATCCAGGCACAGCCACGAATTGCTGTCAGCGTAGATGCCAGAAGTACGTTCACCGGTAAACCGGATGACATAACGATGCAGGCAATTGAGCGAAGGAATGACGCTCTGGAACAGCGGATTGTTAACACCTTAACCGCCGAAGTAAATAACCCCCAGAAGAAATTCGGTCGGGCTATTTATTCAAATCTCCAATCTAAAAAACCAAGATAGACCTGCCCGGAGGGAATATTCATGGCAGATATTTTCTACCCGGATGAATACCTGCCCATGCCGCTTATGGACGGGTACGGGTTTAAGCCCATATCACCTTTACTGCGAACGGAGATGACGTCCGGTCGCGCTCAACAACGAAGGCGATATACCTCAACACCCACCCAGGCATCAGTTAAATGGATTTTTAAAACTGATGCTCTGGCGCAGGTGTTTGAGGCGTTTTTCAGGGATGCGCTTAAAGATGGCCAGTCCTGGTTCTATCTGAAACTCCAGACTCCAGTAGGGGTAAAGCCCTATAAAGCCAGGTTCGTGGATATTTACGAAGGGCCGACGCTGGTCGCGCCAAAATACTGGCAGTACAGCGCAACGCTGGAATTATGGGAACGCCCGTTACCGCCTTCTGGCTGGGGGAATTACCCGGAATGGCTGGCTGGCCAGTCGTTACTGGATATTGCGCTAAACAGAGAGTGGCCGAAGCATGACAATTCTTGAGCGGCTATATGCCAGCAGCGGATCGGAGGTTATTCACGACACGCTGCAGATATCGGCAGGCGATGATAACTACTGGCTAACCAGTGGCTGGGATGACGTTTCCGTGATGCTGGAAAATGGTCAGCCGGCGACGTTTGAAGCCAGCGCGATAGATATCGCCTTACCAGCCAGGAACGCCGACGGGACACAGGATTTAAAGTTTGCTATCAGCAATATTGACGGACGGGGTTCAGAGGCGATCGATAAAATTCTGGATGAAATGAAATCAGCCACGCTGACATTCCGGCGGTACATTTCATCCGATCTGTCTGCTCCGGCATCATCACCGTATACGCTCGATATCAAATCCGGCTCCTGGACCCCGACAGCAGTTCAGGTCACGGCAGGCTATATGAATGTCCTCAAAACAGCCTGGCCCCGAAAACGTTACAACCTCGCCGAGCATCCGGGCTTACGTTACTAATCTGAGGCAAATATGTTTAACCCTGATAAATACCGTTCTGTTAAATGGCAGAAGGGCGGTAGAGCCTACCCGCTACTTGACTGCTTCGGCATTGTAAATGAGATACGTCGCGACCTGGGGCTGCCTGAATGGCCGGATTTTGCAGGTGTGACCAAAGACGGCGGGGGCCTCGACCGGGAAGCGAGAAAGCTGATGCTTTCGCTGAAACGTTGTGAACCCTGCGAAGGTGCCGGAGTGGCTTGCTATTCGGGCTCAACAGTTTCCCATGTCGGGATCGTTGTAATGCTCGATAACCAGCTGCAGGTCGCGGAATGCAATCCAGGCTCGGGGGTTACGTTTCTGCCACTGTCGCGATTTATCCGTCGCTTTAACCGCGTGGAGTTCTGGCAATGACGATAAAGTTTTACCCGTCCCGGCTTCCGGGTGAACCCCTTGAAACGCACGAGCATGGTGTGCTGACGCTGCATGAGTGGATGAGCAGAAATGTCCCGAGCTATTCACAGGATAAAACTCATCCTGTCGTGATCGAGCTGAACGGCCAGGCAGTCCCCCCGGCGGAATGGCCGTTATGTTTGTTGCGGCCAGACAGCGACGTGCGGATATATCCCATTCCGTATGGCACGGGTCTTGAAATTGCCGCGTGGGTTTCGGTGGCCGTATCCATTGCGTCTACGGCCTATGCATTATTCTTTGCCCCTAAACCAGAGCTGGGCGGCTTTTCATCCAGTAACGCTTCATCGCTGGATCTGAATCCGGCTAAAGCCAACACAGCGAAGCTTGGCGATCCCGTTAGGGAGGCTTTCGGGCGAAACCGGATCTACCCGGATTACCTGGTACAGCCGGTAACGCGATTCGACCCCGCTGATCCAACCAGAATGACGGTCGAAATGTTTGTCTGCCTTGGATATGGGCGTTTCTCCTATACCGGTGGGGATTTTCGGGTAGGAGAAACTCCGGCGCTGACCTTAGGCGAGGGCTTTTCATATACCAGCTATGGGCCTGGCGATAATGTGGCCGGGGATCGTCGCAGTGAGATATGGTTCAACTCAACGGAAGTTGGGGGAACGTCGAGCGGCAGCGGCCTCGATATGGCTCAGACTGCCCCTGAAGCCAGTGATATCGTTGCTGATGCCATGACCGTCAGCGGTGCCTCTGTCTCGTTTTCTGGCCTCGATGTCGATGATGATAATGATGAAGACGAGGATGAGAACAAACTTCCTCCAGGCTGGATCGCCGGTGCAATTGTCACCCTGAAAGCGCCAGTGAATTATCAGGTATCCATCGAGGGCGGTTTTAACGTGCTGACAGGCGACGTCGTGTCAGAGATTGCGCCATTCAGCGGAATGCCTGTCACCCTAACGTTTAACGGTACTGACTATGACCTGCAGATCGCCACGTATACCCCTCACCAGGACGCCGTTCCGGGAACAGGGGGAGCGACTGCGGTATTACGCGCCAGTGCCTCGCTGTCAACGTATGACTTTACGACAACCAGCCAGACCTTTGCTCTGACCTGGCAGGGTATCACCTATACCATATCTCTGGTCGCCAACTACGGCACAATGTCTGGCTTGCTCGCAGCGATTAACGGCGGGTTGAATGGTTCTGGGCTCATTGCTCAGGATGATGGCGGCGTGATACGTATCGTGGAGATCTCCAGCCCCTGGCGTGGCGGTTCCATTACGTCATCATTCCTGCCTGCGTCAGTATTTGGCGACAGCCCGGTATTTACAGCTGGTACAGCATCCAGCGGCGGAAGCCCTGCGGTAACAGCCAGCGTGACGCTGGCATACGATTCTGGCACTGCCTTTTCCGGATTGCCGGAAGGCACTCAGCGGATTTCCCTGGCGCACCGTGGCAACGAATACCAGATAGCGTCTACTGATGGTCCCTCTGCGACCGTACAGCGTGTGGTTAACGGTGTCGTTGACAGCACCTGGTCAGGCTTTATGACCCGTACCGTCGTGGATTTTGCCGCGTCTGGTATTAACGATAATGAAACCTGGCTCGGCCCCTTTCTGGCCTGCCCGCAAAATGAAGTTGTGGATGCCTTCGAGGTCAACTTTGCTTTCCCAAACGGAATTTGCGGGTTCCAGAACAACGGGAATAAGCGGGTCCGCCATGTCGAGTATGAAATCCAGTATCGCGTTTATGGTTCCGGATCAGGGTGGACGAGTAAGCCAGGGGTTTACGCGCTTAAAAACATTAATGGCCTCGGTTTTACAGAGCGTTTTGATCTGTCCTCTCCTGGGCTGGTGGAGGTTCGATGCCGCCGCCGTAACGAGCAGGGGAGCAACAACGCGAGAGACAGCATGTTCTGGCAGGCGCTCAGAGGTCGTTTGCTTTCCCGTCCGACCTCCTACGCAGGGATATCAACAATAGGGATCACGGTTGAAACCGGCGGCCAGCTGGCGGCCCAGTCAGACAAGCGTGTGAGTGTTGTCGCCACACGAAATTATGATGGCGGTGGTGACAGGACAATCAGCGGTGCGTTCCTGCATCTTGCCCGCAGTCTTGGATATCGCGACGACCAGATCGACATTGCGGCGCTCAGTACGCTGGAGGCTACCTACTGGACGCCAAGGGGAGAATATTTTGATCACCAGGCAAGCAGTGACAGCACGTCAGCAAAGGATATTTTCGACAAAATAGCCGAGGCTGGCATGGGGTATTTTCTGCTGTCTGACGGGTTGCTTTCTGTCGGGAGAGAGGGCGTCAAAAGCTGGACAGGGATCATTACTCCTCAGGATACCGTGGAGGAAATGCAGACGTCATTCAGGGTCCCGTCTGAGGATGATTTTGATGGCGTGGATGTGAAATATATCAACCCTGTGACCTGGGCGGAGGAAACCGTACAGTGCCGTACGCCGGAAAATCCTTTTCCGCGCAAAACGGAGGCATATACCATTGATGTTGCCATGACTGCAGATCGCGCCTGGCGTATCGGGATGCGTCGGTTAATGAAATATCTCCACCAACGCCGAACGTATACGGCTACGACTTCAATGCTGGGATGGTGTCATGACTTCGGTGATCACATCATTTTGTCCGACGACATTCCAACCGGGAAAACCCAAAGTTGCCTGATTGACGCGATGATTTACGACTTCCAGGAAATCACGCTGCACGTCACGGAGCCACTGGACTGGAGCTACGCGAATCCTCGCTGCTGGATACAGTTTCAGGACGGTCGCCCATCATCGCGAATGCTCACGCCGCAACGGGTAGATGATTTCACGCTGACGGTACCGTACAACGACGACCTGCATCCCGACGACTGGATTATGGACGACCCAGATATTGATCTGCCGAAGTTATTGTTCTGCGACAGTGAAAAGGGTGCGCGGCATGGGATAGTCCAGGAGGTTGCCCCATCAGGTGACAGCAACTGTCAGATTACTGCACCTGAATATAAAGAAATTTTCTACCAGTACGACGACGCCACATACCCCGGCGACGTCGCCTAAAACCACAAATTCCCCTAATTAATCTTTTCGCTCAAACCCTCGTTTGGGCGAAGCCTCTTTTTGGAGCAAAAAACATGGCCTTTGATCCGCCACTTGGGAGCACGTCGCCCGCGGTGCTGCTCGATAACGCTAAGCGACTCGATGAGCTGACGAACGGGCCTGCAGCTACTGTTCCCGATCGTGCAGGTGAGCCGCTGGACTCCTGGCGAAAAATGCAGGAAGACAACGCCGCTCTCGTTGATGAAACCCGTCAGAACCTGATCCCTCTCAGCCGGCAGTATATGACCCTGGCGGCGGCCCAGGCGGATATCGCTAATATCCCTGAGGGGAGCACCACATATTACCGCAGCCCAGACGACAGCGCGCTCGCAATCGAGGTGATGAACGTTGGCGGGACGCTGGAGCCAACTGGCCGTGTCATGGTATCCAAGCTTTACATTGACGAAATTAAAAACCGTACACCCAATATCGACAGGTCTTCATACTGGGGTGGCATTGTCGCAGCTGACGGGACTATTGGTGTTAATTTCCGCAAAAGCGACAACGAACCGATATTCGGGAAATATGGGGCATTGTCCGCGCTGACGTCATCATTGACACCTTTTGCGGACATTGCCTCCGGGATGGCAACCGTAAATATCAATTCCAGTTTTCTTGTTGTAGCCAATGGGACCGACGGGCTCTCTGTACCAACTATTTTCAATAAAATAACGTCAACAATGTTTGTAAAATTATTCGCCGTCACAACTGATGAGCAGGTTGCAGATATTGGCAGGCGGTCGGGATACTGGGGCGGGATTGTCGCGAAGAATGGCCTGGTCGGGGTGGTGTTTCGTGAGTCAGATAATCGCCCGATATTTGGGGGTGGTGGCGAGCGTGGGGGGGATATTTTTTCCAGGCTGGAAGCTGTCGAAAACAATGGCGGTATTGTTATCAACAAATCCCATACCGCAGGCGACAGTACTGGCGCCGGGACAGGCGCCCCTGCAGGTTTTTCGTTCCCCGATCAGTTAGCGGCGCTGATTGGTAATGGGTTCGTTGCAACAAATTACAGTATTGGCGGGCAAAAATCCGGACAGGTGGCAATGCGCATGGGGGCGAAACCCATTTACCTGACCGTGAATGGTGATTTAATCCCTGCATCTGGCGGTTCAGTCACGATCACCCAAATTAACGGCGTTAGCGCCACTGCAGAGCCGGACTATCCCAGCCAGGATGTTCGCTTCCTTTCCACACCATCAAACACCACCACCTACACGCTGGATGGCTGGATCTCGGGCATCAAATGCCGGGTAACGCGCACTTCTTCAGGTGGAGTTGAAACCTACAACCTGACAGCACTGAGCGGCGCCGGTTTCCGCTGCCTTCCAGGTTCGTTGTTTGTGCCGGACTATGCGATGCAGGATCACTCTGACAGCGAGATGTGGATTTGCGTGGGCATCAATGATTTCCGTTCTGGCGCCACGACAGCCGCCGATTACGACGCAGATGTAGCAGCTATCAAGATAAATATCGATGCGCTGGTCAACCAGGCTGAAAAATCAGGCCGCCCCATACTGGTTTACGGCATTAATACCTGCAACTACGCGGTGGAGTTTCTTGGTGGGATACGGTATCAGCGCATCCTCGAAGTTAACCAGTATTTATCTCAAAAATATCCAACGTACTACGTCAGGGGCAGCAATGGCCGTGATTTACGTGAGGAGCTGGTTTCCAGATACAGCGCGTCGATTGCACAGGATGTCACCGATTTTGGTAATGACATCGTACCGTCATCATTGCGAAACGATAACCGACATCCAAACGCTACAGGGTATGGCGTTTACGCTGAGCTTGGATATCAAACCCGCCAGAGAAGAGGATAACTAATGGCTATTTTTTTGAAATCGGATTCATCGCCGATCAGCAGCGGGGCAAATCCCGTGTACCTTGAAAACGACCCGGCCATTATTCGAGGCGCAACGCTTGGACTGCTCGATTTCAGCAACGAGATTTGCTACGACTCAGGCACGCCTGTAGCGGCCTATGCAAATCTTCTCAACCTGGTCAGCGGCGGGACCAATGCGACAAACGGCCCTAACTCGCACCCACTGGAAACGGGTATGTTGAAATTCACCGGAGCGGCAGAAAATACTAATGATTACGTTCTGCTGCCAACCGATGAATTTTCATTACCAGCGGGCTGTAAACGGGCTCTGGCGAGCGTCGCGGTAAAACTGCCCGCCTCCGGATATGGCACACCGGCAGCAAACCGTTCAGTAAACCTGTTCGGGAGACTCAACAGCACGGCTGCAGCGAATATCAATTTTGCTATCTGGGCGCTGATCAATACGTCGGGAAACCTGCAGTCAGTTCAGGGGGCTATGATGGGGTCAGCAGCTGTTTCAGCTTCGGCACAATTAGCGCTCCTGACTGATGGAAACGTGCACGTGGTGTCCGTATATGCAGATGGAGAGACCACCCCGGGCGTGCTGGTAACGCGCATTTACGTCGATAATATTCTGGTGGCCACGGCAACGAATAACGCCTGGGATAGCGTGGTGCCTCAGCCGACCAACTTACCGCGGATTGGTAGTTACCCCGCCACGATATACGGACCCTGGGGAAACATTAAAATTGGGCGCCCTATGCTGGTAAATCTCACCGGGACAACAACTGTTGCGACTGATTTGATCGCACAGGCGGTGACGTTAGCTAATCAATATCTCGTTTAACCTGTCGGTTGCGACTATCGATGGTGATAGCCGATAACATTTACAATTGGTCTCTAAAAACAGGCAAATACCCCCGCGCTATTGCCGGGGGATATTTCGTCATTACCAAAGGCCCCATTCCACTCCGAAGCTGTTTTTCAGCCACTGAGAGTTTGCCAGTATCTGAGCATCGGTTAGTTCGACGTTGTATACCAGCACAACGGAAACGTTTGAGCCCCCAGTGAATTGCGTTGTTGCGTATGACGTGCCGAGGCGTAGCGTTCTGTCGGTTGTAACCGTTCGCCCCGCACTCGTGGAAATTGATGAGATCATAGCATTCGTTACAGGATCGTAAGCGAATGCTTTTACGGAAGCATTTTTAATAACGCCACCCGTTATCGCCAGCACTCCAGCGGGAAGATCGGTAGTCGGTACAACTGTATCCGCCAATGCAATCGAACTCTCCATTTGACCGAACGCCTTGGCATGGCCGAGATAATACTGGAGCGTGTCGCCGCTGATGGGTGACTGAGAGTAGTTAGCAAGCAACACACCATTCTGCGAATCAGCGCCTGGCAGGCTGATACCCATAACCGTCATTACCGGCGTAGAGGGCAGCTGGGTATCGTAGAAATTCGCTGTTCCCGTCGTGGCATATTTGCTGCCTACAAGCGGGGAACCAATTTTCAACAAAGGCACATTCAAGTTAGCATAGTTATTTAACGGACTGCCGACCTGCGACGAAAGAAAATAAGCACCAACAAGACCGGATTTGTTAGGAAGGTCTGCGAAAATATCCTCAACAATAAATTCGCTGATATGCCTGTATCCCGTCCCCGGAAGCACGACGTTAGTCAGTTTCAGACTCATAACATCATTACCTTTTAAAGAAAGTATTTATAAAGTTGGCGAGAAAGAAAATCCGCGCCATTATTGTTGAGGTGCAGTGCATCATTCCACAGACCATAGCCATTCGCTGTTGTCCAGGACACTGGGAAATCGTCGAAAAGGCTATAAAACTCAGCACCGTTTTCGGTCGCAACTTTTCTCATGATGTCGCGATATGACGCCAGGGGGTAACTACCTGTGGCATTACATTGCGCTGGAGCGATCAGGACCAGAGCAGTATCAGGAAGCGCCGCTTTATAAGCCTGCACCCAGGAAGTCAGTGCTGTATAGAAGTTCGAAAGCGTCCTCCCCAGCCGGTAGTCATTGGTCCCGATAATCATAAAAATGATGTCCGGGTTCAGCTGTTGGGCAAAGTAGCTGATATTACTGAGGACCTTTGTGTAACCGTCAGCCGTGATGTTCGCGTTACCAAACTTCTGAATCTCAACACCGTTTGACGAGATGGTTGCGTAGACGCCGTAAATAACCACGGTGTCGGTATTACCTGTCAGGTCAATGACCAGCTGATGGGTTCCTGTGGAGCTGAGCCCGGTGATATCCACTTTGGTCACGTTGCCTGTTCCTGCGCCCGTGACAACTACCGGCGTGCCGCCATCGATGGTATAGCGGAAGACCCCGGTGGTATCTTTGAAGTAGATAGAGAGGCCCGAAGCGCTGACCGCATTCAGCGTGATCCTCGCTGCCGTCCCGGTTGCGTAAAGGCACAGACCATCAAGCGCGCATCCGTGCGTCGGCGCGGCAGTGGTCTCTGATGCATCGTAAGTCGTCCAGCCGGAAATGTTGAACGACATACCGTTAAGGGTGTCGCCGTTAGCCGACGCAAAATTTATCCAGCCTTCGCCAGCTTTGCTGTATTCAGAATAAAGAATGTTCGCCATCATCTGCGGGATGGCGCGTTTCTCCGTCCAGGAATCCCCCGTAAAACCGACTTTAAGTTTTGCTCCCACCAAAAGTTTGTACTTCGATTTTGCTACCCGCCAGCGCCAGGCACTCCGCCCATCGGTAAATTTCATATTTGGCTGAAAAAGGCCATGAAGCCCGGCATAAATCAAGTTGATCAGAGACGAGTCTACGCCATACGCGGCAAGTCTACCGTCAACGAGATAGACGGGGACATTCCCAGCAGCGTCCCGGAATAAAGGCACCTGCTGGGGTGAAACGACCTCACTGGGAAGCATCGCCAGGGCGGCTGGAATGGCAGTGCCTTTTCCTGCGACCTTGTCTGAGAACTCGTCAGTTACCCCCCTTGTATCAAAATCACCATCTTTCAGCCAGACAGGTACTTTACCCTCCATATCACGCACGACAGGAACCAGAGCAGGCATCACCGTTTCCTCAGGAACTCTTTCCAGCGCCAAATTTGCGGAATCGCTGGCTTCATCGACCGCCTGCTGAGAAGGCATTTTTCTCCCGGTAGGCTGCAGCGTCCCGTCAACGTTCATCACCTCGATTGCGAGCGCGCTGTAGTCCGGGCTGCGGTAATAGGTGGTGCTCCCCTCGGGGATATTCGCGATATCCGCCTGGGCTGCTGCCAGCGTCTGATACTGCTTACTGAGCGGGATGATGTTTTGCCGAACTTCGTCATTCTTAGCCATCATCTGGCGCCAGGTATCGAGCGGTTCACCGCCGCGGTCGTCAACCGTTCCGGCTGGACCGTTAACCAGCTCGTCAGCGCGCTTGACGTTATCCAGGAAAATTTCAGGCGTCGTCGTTCCCAAAGGCGGGTTAAGTTCGGCCATGTTTTTGCTCCAAAAAAGGCGTTCGCCCAAACGAGGGTTTGAGCGAATGGCCGCGGCTTTTTACAATCAGCTATTTCAAGGAGTTAGATAGTGCTGATTGGCTATGCGAGGGTATCGACCGGGGATCAAAACCTCGATTTACAGAAAAACGCGCTGATCCGCGCAGAATGTGAGCTGGTTTTTGAGGATATGGCCAGCGGGAAAAATGCCCGGCGTCCAGGGTTAAAGCGAGCGCTGCGGCGACTCCGAGCGGGCGACGTGCTGGTTGTCTGGAAGCTTGATCGGCTTGGCCGCACCGTGCGCGATTTGATTACGCTCGTGTCGGAGCTACAGGCGCGCGGGGTGAATTTCCGCAGTCTGACCGACAGCATCGATACCAGTACGCCAGCAGGGCGATTCTTCTTCCACGTCATGAGCGCCCTGGCGGAAATGGAGCGCGAGCTGATAGTGGAGCGCACCCGAGCCGGGTTGGCTGCCGCGAGGGAGCAGGGGAGGGTCGGTGGCCGCCGCCGGGTAATGACTAAAGAAGTGGTGGAGCGGTGCCGCAGGATGCTGGAGAACGGCGCTACCCGGCAACAGATCGCAGATGTGATAGGGGTGGGGGTGAAGACGATTTATAAATATTTCCCTGCAGGATAAGTGCTTGAAAGCCCACCCGGTAACCCAAGACAGAGTTGAGTTATCGGGTTTTTACAAGGGATGAATGTTGAAGATCTAAGAAGTAGGGGAAATAATGATTATTCTTTCTCTGCCTTAGAATTGGGAAATAACCCTCTGATTACCCCAAGGAAGGCTGCAAACAGGTTAAGAGTAGAAGCACTAGTGACTGCGATTAAAACATTATCTGAAAAAATCTCAACCTTGCAAACCTTCCCAACCGCTGACAACAAAAGAACAACAGCCCACCAGTAAAGTCCGTACTTGGCTACTTTGTATGCCTTTTCTGCGAACCTTTGACGCAGGGCTCTGTTAGCTGATCGGTCTTCAACATCCTGATATTTCAAATCGTCTGTGTAATCCCGTGCAGGTTTACCATGAACGATTTCATCAGGGGGGACGTCCTCACGACTCGATATTGCTGGGCCTTTACTTACTGAATCTTCAGAAAAAAAAGGATTTGTTGATTGCACTCGATTTTTGGCTGAATTTACAGCGGCAGCTATAGCTGCCGCAAATTCAGGAGATGGAGAATTATGATTTTTAGAGTTCATTAAGGGTGGATATTGTTCATCATCTGCTCAAGAGTGATCGTGCTTCCATCATCTGGCCCTAATGACCATGCAGCCCCTGGTGCATGACTCAGCTCAGAAAGCTCGGTACCAGAATATTTACCATAGTTTTCAGCAATCTTGTCAATGAGTAGTCGTGCCTCTAAGTCGTTAGGGTTAATTTCTGGAGTAACTATTTTTATACCATTTCCTGGAATTTGTACCAGGCTTGATATCTTGCGAGTTACAGGGAAATATCCATACGGCTTAAGCTCATGATAAATAGACGGAATCACCGGCCCAAACTTCCATCTCTTAAAATCATCATCAATCAGTGGGGTGCCGCGATGGAAGCGCAGGTACCATGATTGAGTGTAAAATAGTAACTTCTGAACTTTCATCGGGCTAAGATCAGAAATTTCTCCTTTAATGCCTTTTTCTATGAAGGCATTAGCTACAGCTGCTGCTGAGTATGCCATGTTATGCCTCCTTTTCTACTGTATAGATGAACAGGTTTATTACGGTGGATTGTACCGTATTGGTAACCTTTAGTACATATTAATAAGTTTAAAGATACCAGTCACTTAAAATAGGATAGGATTTTTATCCAAAATTTTCCATTTGATAGTAGATCATATAAGCAAAAGATTCACTCACATCAAAAACCACTAACTAGTGGTGTTTTTCATTTTGCAACCATATATGTAGTGGCGAAAACACATTTTGCAAGCACATGACTGCCTAATTAATAGTCATCATCATTTCTGTGAGTACAATTGATAGCTGCAACCTGTCTTGATCAGATCTCTCAATGAATCTACTGTATATAAAAACAGTGTTTTCAGGAGGTGAAATTATGCCGCGAAACTCAGATATCGAAATAGCCTGGCGTCAGGCAATTGTCATTGAGCCTAATGGCCGCCGCACCGTGACAACGTCTGGTTTTATCCGGGAACTTGCAAAAGTTAACTGGCACTGGTCGCCACGCCAAGCTAACCAGTGGATAGAGCACTATGTGACGACATTCCGGGATGTCTCAACGCAGGAAGGCGATGAGCGCACGTTCCAGTTATACAACCCGAACGGAGGGCTATAACGTGGGATTTCCGTCGCCAGCAGCAGACTATGTAGAAGTACGACTGACCGTCGATAAACTCTGCGGTACCGGCCCAAATACTAGGCTCGTTCAGACAGAAACTGGTTACACCGTAGTCGATGTCTCCGGTAAACCAAAGCAAGGAGATACCGTTTTAATTCAATACGGCGGCGGCACTGATTTTGCAAAAATTATGGGCCGGGCATTTATTACAAGAGACGGTGAGGCTCTGGAAGGCGAGGCTTTGGATGATGTTACAGTTGTCGGGGTGGTGACATTCGTCATCAATCGAGCTTGGCCTACTGATGACGAATGCCCTGTCATATAAAGTCAACGGATTGTGTGTACATAAACGAGTACAATGAAAGTGACTTATTTTGATATTTCTCTTTTTAAAACAATATATTAAATTGTTTTGTAACTATATCCATTTAACTAAGGGGACAAGGCGGCACGAGTATAGCGTTTTTTGCCCGCCTGAGTAAGAGCCATACCGTCTGACTGCTTAAACCCTCGCCACTCAGGGCGCTTTTTTTATGTCCGGTCGGCCTTTTTCCCTTTCTCCGCCGCCTGGGCGCGAGCTTCCGCTTTTCGCTTGCTGCTCATATCGTTACGGATCTGCGCATGGCTCAGCAGTGCGAAGATGAAGGTCCCGCCACAGATATTTCCCGCCAGGGTCGGCAGGGCGAACGGCCAGATAAAGTCGCTCCAGGGCAGATTTCCATTAAACACCAGATAAAGGATCTCGACCGAGCCCACTACAATATGGGTGGTATCCGCCAGGGCGATAAGCCAGGTCATGAGAATAATCACCACGATTTTGGCGGCGCCGGCGACAGGAAACATCCAGACCATGGTGGCGACCAGCCAGCCGGAAATAATCGCATTAGCGAACATCTCTGTCGGACTGTTTTTCATTACGTCTTCGGCGATGCTGACAAAGGCCTGACGGGTTGGCTCATCAAAAATAGGCATATAATTGAAGGCCCATGCGGCCACCGCGGTACCGATGAGATTGCCCGCCAGCACCACCGACCATAGCCGCATCAGCAAACCGACGTTACCGAGGGTGGGATTATGCATCACCGGCAGAACGGCGGTGACCGTATTTTCAGTGAACAGCTGCTGGCGGGCCATAATTACGATAATAAAGCCGAAGGTGTAGCCGAGGTTTTCCAGCAAAAAACCGCCCGGGATCCCCTCCAGTTTGACGTGAAAAATTCCCTTCGCCAGCAGGGAGGCCCCCATCGACAGGCCGGCCGCAATCGCTGACCATAGCAGGGCCAGCGCATCGCGCTCCATCTCTTTTTCCCCTTCCTGGCGAATATGTTCATGGATCGCCATCGCCCGCGAGGGAAGGCGATCTTCATTTACTTCGATCTCTTCACCACGCTGATTTTCCTCACTTTCTACTTCTCTTTCGTCATCCTCTGCCTTTAATTTGTTATTGTCTAGTTCATCCAT